GAGGAGGGAACACCCAGCCCTTTAGGGGAGTCATCTCTTTTTCTTTCTGGCGTCATCGCGAACTATTTTGTAGTTACGCGGAGCACCCACCAGCAGTTTTGCTTGAGGAAGCATGAAAGACTTCTCAGACTGACTGCCAGTTCGACCGCACTCTGAGCACGCTAAGTGGGGTTTGTGGTAAAAGGGTTGTATACCTGTCATCTCGACAAACACTTCTTCCGTTAGCTGTAAATCTTCACCAGCCTTAAGCACATGCTCCTGATGTCCCTTGCGCTTAGTATGCACATTGAGCACGGTTTCATGCCTGCCATCCAAGTCAACCACTGCACGCACCCAAATCCGATGGTCAAAAGTACCTTCGAGGTCACTGGGGTCGAGGCTTTCTCCGCCATAAAAGACGGAGTTAGCTGATCGTGAAATTCTTAATGGCATATATATATGTCCTTAGAAAGGTAGGTCGTCGTCCAAGAAATCATCCGCGTTTGATGCGGCTGCTGGAGCGGACGCTTGAGCATTTGGATTGGGTTTGGGAATCCAGTAGTCTACATTCAGTTGCTGGAGGTTGCCGTCATCACCCATCTGCTCACAGACCTTGATGTTGTAACGGAAGTCATTGCCGTTATTTACATCAAGTGCAGCTTGTAGGTCTGCGACTAGCTCACGACTGACTTTAATAAAGCCGTCGAACTTAGGGACGTGCGCCTTGGTTGCCCAGTCGTATTGCTTAAGGCGGTTCCACTCTTCAATGCGCTTTTCTTTAGGCATTGGGTACAGACGCCCTTTGCCTGCTTTAAGGGATTCAAATGCGGTTGGTTTACTATTCATTGTTGCTCTCCATGATGGATTTGTACTTGCATTGCGCCTGTTGTTCTTCGGAAAGAATCAAGAGACTCGTCTTTGTTTAACACTTCATCTTCACCGCCGAGAAATTCGAACGCTTTTCTATAATCGATTGGCGGGGTCTTCATAATCACCTTCACGGTGGTTTTGCCATTGCTGACAGAACCTTTGTAACGCTCGGCGATATCTTTTTTCAGGGAGTCTGAGGTCTTACCCAGAACATCCAAGGTTTCTAAGTCGTCACTGATACGTGACTTGATGTCTGCAATTCTGGTTTGCATTGCAGTCAGCCGGTTCAGTTCCTCATCGGTCTTAATGACCTCTGGGGCGTCGACTTCAATTGATTTAACGTGATCCGCACGGGTAACTTCATCCCTGTGCTGCTCTTGTATCCAGTTGTGCCAAGATTGGTACAGGTCAAGGCGGGAGATAGTCCCCTTAGAAGGCTGCGGTAAATACTTGCGGCTCAGTAGTTCAGTTAGGAAGTCCTCTTTACGGTGGACTCTCTCTAACGTGTACTGCGGCTCGGCTGTTTCGTTCTTAGCCAAGTAACAAATAAAGTCACACCACTCTGCATCCAGAACTTCCATCTGCATGTAGACCTGCATCAGGTACATGCTGCGCTTCTTATCGAAGATGCTGTATGGAGTCTTGGTGTACTGAGGGAACGGGCACTTAATCTCAACGCAACCGTCCAAACCTACAAGTCCGTCTGGAGATGCTGCAATAAAGTCATACTTAGGGTGAACAACAAGACCCGTCTCTTCTACAGTGTAGCCTTGCAGATCTTCCAAGAAGATTCGTGCGTGGTCCTCCATCATCTGCCCGTGGGCAACAGCAGGAACCATTTTGAATTCTGACTCAGCACCAGCCAAAGCCCTGACTTCTTGCCTGACCAAGTCAGCAGCTTTCATGTACGGGTGCTTGCCTTCTAGTGCGGCACAGACAGACGCTTTGATCTTACCGGCGCGAGCCGCGTGCCATTCGGGTGATCCTTGAGCAGCTAAACTCATTTGCTAGCCCTCCACCCTTTGTCCTTACAGAGCTTCTCCCAGTTACCAGTGGTATCTGTTAAGCCTCTATTAGTTAGACCACGTTTAAACTTGTCATACAGCTTTGTGGCTTCACTCAGGGTCTTAGCTTCACCGAACTTAAGATGATCCCAGATCGCAATAACCTTTTGGAGTTCTGCATCTGCATCATTTGTATCTGAAGGTGTACTTTGTTCAGGTTTAGAAACACTTTGGTCTTCAATCTCTTTGATTTGAGATGACAGCCACATGGTGTAGCCCAGACCAAACTCACCCATAGCCTTAACACGACACCGCTGTTTAGCAGTATTGATGTCTGTAGCAGAGGGGGAGTCAATTGCTTTGCCTGATCTATGAACAGGAAGGTAGGTGATGTTGGTCTGCCCGCCGATAGTCATTCGGCAACGTACTTCGGCAGAGCCATCATCAAAGTAGTGGCATTCGCGACCTGTAGGGTCTTCGGTGAATTCCCAATGATACTCAGGGAACACATCCATCATAATCGAATGCGCTTTCATCCAAGGCAGATAGGTGAGGACTTGATCCCCAACGACTTCTGTCTCGGTGCAAAAA